AAGCTCTGCTAAGGTTTAGACAAGGCGGCTGGGTGAGAGCCGAAATGGATGACTGGGATGACGAACCAAAATACCAAAGACCAGTTGAATATTACTAGAAGCAGCTAGGCTGCGTATGTGAAACGGAGACAGGTATGGCTATTGAAAAGCAGATGGAACCTTCAGACATAGAGATTGAAGAAACAGATGCTACAGAAGTTGAAGTTGAGATTGTGAATCCTGACGCAGTTTCTGTTGAAACAGAAGATGGTGGTATGATCATCGACTTCGAAGGAAGCCTTACCGAAGAACTCATGGGGCCAGAACACGACGCTAACCTAGCTGAGTTTATCGATGAAGCTGAATTACAATCAATGGCATCAGAGCTTGTAGGAGATTTTGATTCTGATCGTGAGTCTCGACGTGATTGGGCAAGAGCCTACGTTAAAGGATTAGATCTTCTGGGCATGAAGATAGAAGAACGTAGCCAACCGTGGCAGGGGGCATCTGGTGTGTTCCATCCAGTTCTTACAGAGGCAGTTGTTCGCTTTCAGGCACAGGCAATGGGAGAGTTATTCCCTGCGTCTGGGCCAGTAAGAACCAAGATTATGGGCAAACTAACCCCAGAAAAGACAGATCAAGCAGACAGAATCCAGACAGAGATGAACTATCTTCTGACTGAAGAGATGACAGAATATCGTGATGAGACTGAACAGATGTTGTTCAAGCTTCCTCTTGCAGGTTCTGCGTTTAAGAAAGTTTACTATGATCCACTAGAGGATCGTCCCGTTGCTATGTTTGTTCCAGCGGAAGACTTTGTTGCTTCCTATGGTGCATCAGACCTTGCGTCTTGCCCACGGTACACGCACATAATGAAGAAAACATCTAACGAGATACTAGAGCTACAAGTTGCTGGCTTCTACCGTGAGGTAGATCTACCAGATCCAGAGCCAGATTTCTCAGACATTCAAGAAAAGTATGACGAACTTGATGGAGAGCATGCAATCATAGAGGATGATGACCGTCACACAATCCTAGAGATGCATATGGTTATGAACATGCCAGAAGAGTTTGATGACCCTGATGGTATTGCACGTCCATACGTTATTACTATTGATAAAACCTCTCGTGAAATTCTATCGATTAGGAGAAACTGGTACGAAGATGATGCAAAGAAAAAGAAAAGGTTACACTTCGTCCATTACAAATACTTACCGGGTCTTGGTTTTTATGGTACAGGACTTATACATCTCATTGGTGGTTTGGCTAAATCCGCTACGTCAATACTGCGTCAGCTCATTGATGCTGGTACATTATCTAATTTGCCAGCAGGTCTTAAAGCTCGCGGTCTTCGTATCAAAGGTGATGACTCGCCTCTTATGCCGGGCGAGTTCCGCGATGTGGATGTTCCGGGTGGGGCTATTCGTGATTCGATTACGTTCATCCCTTATAAAGAGCCGTCAGGTGTACTCTACTCTTTACTTGGAAACATTGTCGAAGAGGGAAGACGCATTGGCTCAGTTGCGGATATCCAAGTAGGAGACATGAATGCACAGGCACCTGTGGGTACAACGCTTGCTCTGATGGAGCGCAGTATGAAGGTTATGTCTGGTGTGCAAGCACGTATGCATGCAGCCATGAAGAAAGAGCTACGCTTGTTAGCACGTATCATACGTGACTATATGCCAGCAGAATATGCCTATGAGATGGATGGAGATTTTGACAGGCAGAAAGACTTTGATTCTCGTGTTGATGTTATACCCGTTTCAGATCCCAATGCTGCTACAATGTCTCAAAGGATTATGCAGTATCAGGCAGCGTTGCAGCTTTCTCAGCAAGCTCCTCAATTATACAATATGGGGAAGCTGCATCGTCAGATGCTAGAAGTGTTGGGAATACAGGATGCAAGCGACATCATCAAATTACCTGATGACATAAAGCCAGCCGATCCTGTGACTGAAAATATGATGCTCTTGAAGCAAGAGCCAGTCAAAGCATTCAAGTATCAAGATCATGAAGCACATATTGCTGTGCATATGGCAGCAATCCAAGATCCTAAGATGCGTGAGATGGTCGGTCAGTCACCGTTCGCTCAGGCGATTGGTCAGGCTATGTCTGCTCATGTTACCGAACATGTTGCCTTCCAGTATCGTCGTGAGATTGAGAAGATGCTTGGTGTCGAGATGCCAAATGAAGATCAGCCATTACCAGAGGACGTAGAGGTTGAGATCTCAAGACTAGCAAAAGATGCAGCAGAAAAACTATTGCAAAAAGATCAGGCAGAAGCACAACAACAGCAAATCGCACAACAACAACAAGATCCTGTTGTACAAATGCAACAAGCAGAATTACAAATAAAGCAGAAAGAGCTTGAGCATAAGATTCAAATGGATACGCAAAAGCTTCAGCTTGATGCGATGGCAAAAAGTTCAAATGCACAAATTCAACAGGAACGTATTTCCGCTGAGAACCAACGTGAAGGGGCGCGTCTTGGCGTAAAACTAGCCACCGATCTGGATAATTCACAACGTAGTGATCAGAAAGAAGGCGCAAAATTGGGGATAGAAATAGCGAAGGAGTTAACAAAGGGAGATGGATGACTTATTTAGTCTTCTGAATAAGAAGATAGAAGAATACGAGAAAGATATTAAAACCTTTCTCGCATCTGGTCAGGCTGAAGACATGGCAATGTACAATCGTTTGGTGGGAAGAAACGAAGGATTGCAGTTCATAAAGCAAGACTTAGCGGATATCGAAAAGAGATATATTGAAACTTAGAACTTTTTTCGTTATTCTATAAATGGGAGAGCTTCGTGGGTAGTCCACGCAAGGTATCTGTGAACCTTTAAATCACTGCAAGGTAAAAAATGTATACAGGAAATAAAACAACAGAAGAGAAGGTAGCCTCTAAATTACCAAAGCCACAAGGATACAAGATTCTTATTGGCGTACCCGAAGTCAGCGATAAAACCGAAGGTGGGGTTTTTATGCCAGACGGTCTCAAGGCCGCAGAAGAAACGGCATCAATCATAGGTTTTGTCATGAAGCTAGGCGCAGATGCCTACGCAGATAAAGATAAATTTCCAAATGGGCCGTACTGCCAAGAGGGAGACTTCGTAGTCTTTCGCTCTTATTCAGGCACTCGATTCAAGATTCATGGAAAAGAATTTAGACTTATCAACGATGACACTGTGGAAGCAGTTGTCGATGATCCAAGGGGGTACACAAGAGTATGAATAATCTAGCTGAAGAACAAGAGTTCAAAGAAGAAACAGTGGCTGAGGCTATTGATTCTGCTAAACAAACAACAAATCAAGACGATGGTGATGATGGCTTTGAAATAGAAGTTGTAGATGATCTTCCACCAGAGCATCAGAATAGACCACGTCAGGCAAAGGACGCTGATGTAGATGAGTCTGTTGAAGACAATGATGATGAGATAAAATCATATAGTGAAGGTGTTCAAAAGAGAATTAAGAAGTTATCTTGGGAAAAACAGGAGAAAGAGCGCCAACGCATTGAGGCTCAAAACCTTCAAGAAGAAGCTCTCAAGTATGCTGAACAGATTAAGCAAGAGAATGAAAGGCTTCGTAAAACTCTAGAAGAAGGTGAAGGGGTTCTTGTCAATCAGGCAAAAGGTCGGGTCGCAGCAGAGCTAGAGAAAGCTAGGTCAGAGGCTAAAGCAGCATATGAGGTAGGTGATGCTGATGCTATGATCGCTGCTAATGAAAGGGTTGCAAGACTAGCTACTGAAGAAGAGAAGTACAAAAACTACAAGCCTCAACCGCGACCACAACCAGCTCCACAACCTCAGTATCAACAGCAAGTTCAGCGTCCAGCTCAACCTGATCAACGTGCTTTAGATTGGGCAAAAAGTAATGATTGGTTTGAGAAAGACCCTGAGATGACGGGGTATGCTTATGGATTACATGAAAAACTTGTAAAAAGTGGTATTGATCCAAGAAGCGAACAGTACTACAGTGAGATAGACACAGCGGTTCGCCGCGTGTTTCCAGATAAGTTTGATGATGGGCCTATTATTGAGGAATCAGCACCCCAACGTCAGACTGGCAACGTGGTTGCCCCTGCCGCTCGTAGCGGTAAAAAGCCACGCAAAGTGCAACTGACCTCAACGCAGGTCGCTCTCGCCAAGCGGCTTGGTCTGTCAAATGAACAATATGCGGCGCAATTAATGAAGGAAATGAAATAATGTC